CCAAACTATTTGGAAAGAAACGCTCAGCAGAATCAGTTAATGATAGTTTTAAAAGCATTCTAAGCGTATCAACAGATAAAGTTGGTGACGAATATGTGCCTAATGGCAAATATCCACCATCTCTACGTTTTAAGATTCCTGTATATGATGGAAGAGTTGATATGGATGTAGTTGATAATGACTTGAACCCTATTATGCTAACACCTGATTCTCTAAAAAGCGTTTTCCAAAAACGTGTAGAGGCTAATTTGGTTGTTGTAGCATCGGTTTATGTAATTGGTCAATCATTTGGAGTTGCATGGAAAGTTAAACACGGACAAGTGTTTCAACCTTCAAGACTTACTGCTGCTTCAATCTTTGAAAAGCAAGAACAAGTAGAAGTAGAGGCAGAAGCACAAGCAGAAGCAGAAGTAGAAGCTGAAGCTCCACCACGTACTACAGAAACTAGCGGTGGTGGGGGTGGAGGACGAAGACGTCGCGCTCAAGCTTAAGCCTTGAATTTTCAGGTTTATTATAAATTATAAATGAAGAATCAATAAAAAAAGGATTGGAAGAAATTTCAATTTTTTTCACATTTGTACATTCAAATTGTGAAAAGGATCTTTTCTTACAATCTATACATTCCCAACATTTAGGAAATCCATTTAAAATATATTCAGGTAATATAAGTTTCCCATAACATTTTAATAATAAATCTGTTTCAATAGCATCTTGATAAGCTTCAGGAGTTAATAAATTTAATAATGTTTCTTTTTTTTCCCAACCATCTTCTTGTAATAAAGTTCCAAAAGGAGTATCATGAAACCATAAAACTTCAAAAATTGATGGATCATCAGATTCATGTTCTGCTAAACCAACACGTTGTAAAGAATCATCATATAACCAAAAAATATCTAAATTCCATTTAGTATATGATCTATCTAAAGCCCCTCTATATACCTGTTTTCCAGAATATGACCATTCTGAAGCATCATAATCTTCATCATGTTCTAGAATGTCTGCTGACACATTTTGATATATTAATTCAGGTCTAAGAATGGAATACATATTTAATTAATTAAATGAAACTTTTACTTGAATACTATGCGTAGACAATTTATCAGAAGCACATTGTGAAATTTCATGTCGTTTATTTATTTGTTTTGATGAATGTATTCTTAATTCCATATCTTTTTGTATACTTTCTTTATTTTCTAATACATAATCAACAATATTATCTGTTATAATCCATTGAAAGAAATTTAATTGACCTACAGTCGTTTCCATTTCAGAAAATTTAATTCTTTTACATCTACAAAAAGGATCAAACATCTTTTTGCTGTAAGCTTTTAGATGACTTTTGTATGAGAGGTATACTGTCACATATTTCCCTTGTTGATTTACAAATGTTGTGTTGTGCATTTTCGCATAATTTGTCACAAACCAATCTATCAATCTCAAAGAAAGATCTGTTTTTCCTGATAAGATGTTCTTTACTTTCTGTAGGTTGTCTTGATTCTGATAAAATTTTTCTAGACGATGTAATACCCATTGTTCTTGACTTTGTATTTCTTCCATTAATTAAAAATATTTTTATTCTCTTAAAATGATAATGGACTTTATTAATAATCCTTATTTCGCAGTTATATTATTTGTAATTTTTTTAATTATATATTTTGTTTATTTAGATGTAGAAGGTTCATTTTCAAATGGATTTCTTCATTTTGGTCCAGGTGATTCAAGAGAAGATACAAAACAATTTATGAATGTTAATTTAGATTCATGGTCAAAAGTTATTACTTTATATGCTTTATGTTTTTTTACAGGATTTATGAGAACATATTATGATAATGTTGTTACAGGTACTATTCTTTCTAGTATTTCTGATCCTAGTATAGTTGAAATACCTTATTCTGAAGCTGGTGTATACGCAGTTACATTAATTGATCCATTAATTATGCATTCATTACAAGTGATTGAAATTTTAGCAACTTTAACATTACAATTTCAATTTATTCTTCCTATTGTTATAGGATCTTATATTGGTGGTTTTCCAGGAGTATATTATAAACTTAAAACGAAAACCTTTATAAGTTAAACATATTAATTAATAAATGGATGAAAAAATCATTAGGCTTATTGAAAATTATGGTAAATCAAATCAACGATCTGATGATTGGCATAGAACAAGATCAAATTTACTTACAGCATCTGAAATTCATAAAGCAAAATCTACTGCTACTTCGGCAGCAAGAAGAGAATTAATTATGTCAAAATTAATTACAAAAATTTGTAATTCAGGTGGTATACAATCTTTAGAATGGGGTACACAATTTGAAGAAATTGCTAAAGAATTATTCCAAAAACAAAATCAAATTGAAATTAAAGATTTAGCTTGTGTTATTCATCCTCAACATACTTTTCTTGGTGCTTCACCCGATGGTTTAATTTTATCTACAACATCATCAAAACATGGAAGATTGATTGAAATTAAATGTCCTATAACAAGAGAAGTTTTACAAGATTCACCAATTCCTGAATCTTATTATGATCAAATACAACTTCAATTAGCATGTACTGAATTAGATGAATGTGAATATGTTGAATATCAATTTAAAAAACATACTTTTACAGAATGGATGAATTTAGAATGTATTAAATCATGTTTTGCAATAAATAATAAAAGTAGACAAGTTATATATAAAACTTTAGATGATGAAAGAAGTGTACAAAAATGGCTAAAATCTTTTATAGAAGATATATTTGATTGGGAAATTATTTATTGGTCATTTAATAGAAAAAAAGAACTTTTAATTAAAAAAGATAATGAATGGTTTGATGAAAATCTACCTTCATTTAAACAAGTTTGGGAAGAAGTTCTTGAACATAGAAAAAATGGAACATTTCCTCCAGAAAAAACTATGATTTTAAACTTAGATGTTACTTTAAATATAAATGAAAATCCTTTGTCATAAACAAGAATATAAATATTTTAAAGAATATATTGATAGTTTAACATTTGAATTATTTGTATATGATAAAGAAGAATTGAAAGAACCTGGAAATTATTTATGTATTAGAAGAATTCCTAAATGGATACATCCTGATTCACAAATAAGTTTTTTAAATACTGAACAATTATCATGTCATGAAAAATTTAATGAATATAAAGAAACTATAAAAAATATAGAAAAAATTTATGATTATTCTTTAGAAAATATTAAGATTTCAGGTAAAGGTATATATTTACCATATAAAGAATCTGTAGAAGAAACTAAAAAATTAAAAGAATATTTGAATGTTGAAAAAGAATATGATCTTGTTGTTATTGGTACAGCTTCAAAAAGAAGAGAACAAATTATTAATAAATTAAGACAACAAGGTTTAAAAATTCATTGGATAACTGATTTATTTGGAGATGAACGTGATAAACAAATTGGTAAAGCTAATATTTTATTAAATTTACATTTTTCTAATAATTTTGAAGTATTTGAAATGATTCGTTGTAATAGATGGAAATGGGCAGGAATGAAAATTTTAAGTGAACCATGTAAAGATGTACCTGAAGGTATATCTATAGTTGAAATAGATAAATTATATCAAAAAAGTTTGAAAATGTTAGGTGATAAAAAATTACCTCCATTAAAAATTGGATTATGTATGATAGTTAAAAATGAAAGTCATATTATTCATGAAGTATTACAAAGTTCTTTGAAATTTATTGATACTTATTGTATTTTAGATACTGGATCAACTGATAATACTATACAAATTATTAAAGATTTTTATAAAGATAAAAATATTCAAGGTGAAGTTCATGAAAGTGATTGGAAAGGTTTTGGTAAATCAAGATCTGAAGCTTTGAAATTATGTGATGATAAGATGGATTATATTTTAATGATAGATGCTGATGATTTAATTGAAGGACCAATAAATTCAAAAGAAATTTTATTGAAATGTTTAAGTTTTAATCCTAATGCATGTAATATTTTTATAAAAAGAGGAACAATTGAATATGAAAGAACACAAATATTTAAATCTAAAGATTCTTGGAGATATGAAGGTGTTCTTCATGAATTTCCAACAAATGATAAACCTGATAATAGAATGTTAAGAATACCTAAAGAAATTTATATGATAGGGCGAACATTAGGTGCTCGTTCATTACTTGAAGGTAATAAATATAAAAGAGATGCTGAAACTATATTAGAAGAGTTAAAAAATGAACCTGATAATAAACGTTATATGTTTTATTTAGCACAATCTTATAGAGATGCTGGTATGATAACTGAAGCAATTCAATGGTATCATAAAAGATTTGAAGCTGGTGGATGGGTAGAAGAACAATATATATGTGGATTAAATTTAACAAGATTATTACAATCTAAAGAATGGGCATGGAAAACACATGAATTATGTCCATTTAGAAATGAATCATTAGTTTCATATATGTCATTTTGTAGAGCAACATCAAAATGGTCTTTTGAATTATTATCTATGGCATTATATGCTTCAAGTATACCTAAACCGGTTGGAACATTTTTATTTTTAGAAAATGATTCATATGAATGGAAAGTATGGGATGAATTATCAATTATTGCATCTTATTGTAAACAATTTGAAATGGCTAAAAAAGCATATATAAAATTATTATCTGATAAAAATTATCCAAAAGAACAAGAAGAAAGAATAAAACATAATTTTAAACAAATACTACTTATGATGGAACAACAGCCTCGTACAAATTAACTCTATATGAAGTTTGTATACCACTTACAGGTGGAATACCAAGAGATGATGGTGGTTTAATATTATTAGTTACTTGATCATATGAAGAACGTTTTTTCTTTGATTCTGTATTTTCTATAAATTCTAATGCAAATGGTTCTCTATTTTTATATAAAATTGCTAAAACTACAAGAATAGCAGATATTAATAATAACCATGATAGACCTTTCATTCTTATATTTCTAAAATGGAAAAGATTTACAACTACAATAAATAATTAAAAAGAATGGAAGATAAAGCTTTAATAACTTTGAAATCTATATTAGAACTAAGAGGAAAGAAACCAAGCGAACCTGAACTTCTTACTTCTACTTTAGATGATACAAGAATGTATAAAATTGGTGATATACTTATAATATTTAGTGATAAAAGTCGTATTAATGAAGCAAATTTAATGTCTTATATCAAATTTTCTGCTGATAATAATTATACAAATGGAACAATTATAATATCTATATTACCATGTTCTGAAAAAATTGAAAATCTAGTAAGATCACATATAAATAAAAAAGATAATACTTTTATACAAATATTTGATATATTGCGATTGCAAACTGATATATCAAAACATCGTAAATTTGTGCCACATAGAATATTGAAACAACAAGAGATTACATTATTTGAAAAGAAATTTAATATAACAAATCCTAAAGAACAATTAGGATGGATAGATTCACAAGATGCGGCTGCTAAATGGATAGGTGCTCGCCCTGGTGATATAATTGAAGTTACAAGATTTTCAGAAACAGCAGGTGATTCAAAATCATGGAGATATTGTGTAGCAAATACTAAAGATATTTAAATAAATGGAGACTACATGGAATTCAGCAAAATCACTTTTTAAAGATAATTATTTACAATATAAATTAACAGGTGAATCTAAATATAAAATTATATCTGATCAAGCATTAGAAACAATGAATAAAATTGTAGATTTACAAACTAAAAAAGAATCACCTAAACAAATTCATATAGATTATTTGAAAGAACAAGATAAATATAAAGGTGCATTATTAAGACAAAAACCTTCTTCAATTATTAAAGAATCTTATTCAACAAAATATATTATATTGGGGACGTTAACAATACTATTTTTTGGACTCCTCGTTGTATAATAATATATAAAATAATTATAATTGATAAAATAATAAAAAATAATAAAATATTAAATTGAAACTTTTTTGAATTCATTTGATTTTCTTTTTCATTTAATATCATTTCTAATGTTATTTTTTTATCTTTAGATTCTTGTATTTGTAAATATTCTTTTTGTATTTTTTTTAATTCAGGTAATAAATCATATGGTTCATAATTATCTTGTATTTTTTCTCTTACTAATTTAGCTAAATTTGAATTAATTTCAAGTAAACTTGATATTAATTCAGATTGTTTAGATGGATCTTTTTCATTTTTAACTTTCTTCATTAAATCATAATATGTTTTTTTAGTTTCTATATAATCATTCATTCTATTTTATTTTAATCTAATCAAATAAATAAAAATGCCTAATGTTGATACAACTGGAAAATTTGGTAGATCAATGGATTGTTCAACTTTAATTGAACTTAAACGTAAAAAGAAACATCATACAGCAGATCCTAAAAAATTTAATACAAATCAAGTTGTTACAGGTAAACAAGAACCTGCGTCAGTACATTATAATCAACGTGGATTATATGTAATATTTTCAAGATTTTCTATATAATTAAAATTCAGCATCAAATTTAACTTCCATATCTTGTGCAGAAATATTAATACCAGGTTTTGAATATTCAGATACCTTTTTTTCAAAGAAATTAGTTTTTCCTTCTAATGAAATTAATTCCATAAAATCAAATGGATTTGTAACATTATAAATTTTTTCTATACCTAATTGTACAGCTAATCTATCAGCAACAAATTTAATATAAACTATCATATCTTTTGAATTCATACCAATTAATGAACATGGTAAAGCATTTGTAATAAATTCAATTTCTTGTTCTACAGCTTCTTCAATAATTTCTTTAATTATTAAAGAATCTAATTTTTCAAATTTATGATATAATGCAATAGCAAATTCTGTATGTAGACTTTCATCTCTTGAAATTAATTCATTTGAAAATGTAAGTCCAGGTAGAAGTCCACGTTTTTTAAGCCAATAAATTGCACAAAATGATCCTGAAAAGAATATACCTTCAACACATGCAAATGCAACTAAACGAATTGTAAATGATGATTGTTCATCTATCCATTTCAATGCCCATAAAGCTTTTTTACGTATACATGGTATTTCATCAATAGCTTGAAATAATTTATTTTTTTCTATAGGATCTTTAACATATTGATCAATCAATAATGAATAAGTTTCTGAATGTATACCTTCCATAGCATTTTGAACACCATAAAATAATCTTGCAACTGGTGATTCAACTTCTTTTTGAAATCTTGTAGCTAAATTTTCTTGTACAATACCATCAGATCCTGCAAAGAATGCAAGAACATATTTAATAAAATATTGTTCATTATAATTCAATTTTTCCCAATCATTTTTATCTTTACTAAAATCAATTTCTTCAGCTATCCAAAATGACCCCGCCGCTTTTTTATAAAAATTAAATAAATCTTGTTCTGTTTCATCAATAGGAAATAACGTATATCTTTTATTTAATGAGTTAAAGGTAGACATCCTCTTTTATTTAATAAAAACAAAATGACAACAGAATTTCCGTTTTCAAATAATATTTTAAATACAATTATTCAACCTAGAATTGTTTTAGGTACTCAAGGTTATGATATTAAAGTTGATTTAGGATTAACAGGGACAAGAATATCTGATATTTATGTTGATACATTACATTGTTTAAATTATGATCCACCTATAGGCGGGGGTACAGGTGGAAGTGGAG